ACGATGGTAATCAACTTCGTGTCGATGAAAACCTAGGACTTTTATGGTTGCGAAGAACACCAAACCAAACGTGCCCTCATCTTTCTACCTTGTTGGATGTGAGTGGACAGTCAAGTACGTAGATGACTTGAGCGAGTACGGTAAGTGTGACTGTACTACTCAGATTATCTATCTACGATCAGGGATGAACAAGAACTACACTGAGCAGACTTTCTTTCACGAGTTAGTCCATGCGATTATGTTCTCAATGGGGCAGACTGACCATAATGAGATCTTTGTCGATGCTTTTGGTTCTTTGATGCACCAGTATGAACGGACAAGAACGTAAGATGGTAACTCGTAAGACAACAAGTGACGTAAGGGCTAACGCTATCAGACATGGTTGGCGTAGCGGCTTAGAGGAGAAGGTCGCTAATGCTCTCACTGAAGCGGGTATCCCTTTCACGTATGAGAAGACCAAGGTTAAGTACATCAAGCCAGCGAGTGAACACCAGTACACACCTGACTTCGTACTTGACAACGGTATCATCATCGAGACTAAAGGGTTATTCACTGCTCTAGATCGTCAGAAGCACATACTCGTGAAGAGGCAGCATCCTCACTTAGACATTCGTTTTGTATTTTCTAACTCGAAGCAACGTCTAAGTAAGGCATCTCGTACAACGTATGGTATGTGGTGCGTCAAGAACGGGTATATGTACGCTGATAAAGTAATCCCTGAAGATTGGCTTAAAGAACGTAGAAGGAGTGTTTACAATGGATCTAAAATTGGTTAAGGAACATGAAGACGGCAGCGCAACTTACTCGTTCGACATGAGCGATGAGGAACGACTAGCTCTTCTCCAGTTAGGTATCATCACGGCCTTGGAGAGAGGCATTGAAGAAGGAAAGAAGTATCATGGCGAAATTGATAGTTCACTACCAAGCACCTCCATTTAAGCCTGACTGGATGGAAGGGTGCTACAAAGTCTACGTGACTGACCATCCTAGACTAGGGTGTCGTTTAATTACAACATCTAAAGTCTTAAAAGATTACGGTAACGGCATCTTTGAGACACAATGGGTGGTGTATCATCCAGTAGACGGAGACTTCAATGACACTTAATGAATACTTTCATGCAATCGTGAAAAACAAACCAAAGGAGTTAACTATGTTTGAGAATCTAAAGACACACTTCATGTCCTTATGGACTAAACCTATAGCCTTCGTAGAAGACCATCCTAAGCTCATGGATGATGACTACTGGGCTTTCGAGATGGTGACTAAGGAATGGATCGACGAGGAAGGTAATGTCCGGCCTGTAAAAGAATCCATCATTATCGAACCTCATGACACTACTTGGATGGATGTGCTAGACCGTATCCTAGACGAGATGGGTAAGCACTACGGATACAACATCAAAGAGCAAGTGTACTACTCAGTTGAGTTCCCTCTCAATGAAGTCGATGAGCACACTGGTAAGCCCTTCGCTGGTTATGGACGAAGCCTCAACGATAAGGTACTTCAGCAGCTTCTGTTGGCCTTCCCTGAGGTCTACGAGACACTGCCTTTCAACAAGCCAACTAAGGATCTCTTCGCATGAGGATCTTAGTCATTCCAGATACCCAAGCTAAACCGGATGCCCCACAAGAGCATCTCACATGGGCAGGGAAAGCAATCTGTGAGTACCGTCCAGACATCGTAGTTCACCTCGGTGATCACTGGGACTTCCCTAGTCTCTCAAGCCACGACAAAGCCGGTAGCAAGTACTTTGAAGGTAAACGCTACCTAGCTGATGTAGCCGCTGGAAACACAGGGATGCTGACCTTACTGAACCCTCTTCATGCTCTCCAGAAGGCTCAGAAGGAGAACAAACAGAAGGTCTACAAGCCTCGTATGGTGTTCTTGAAGGGTAACCATGAGCATCGCCTCACGAGGGCTGTGAACAACAACCCCATGCTTGAAGGACTACTGACCTATGATGACCTCAACTTGAAAGACTGGGAAGTACATGAGTTCTTACATCCTGTATTCATTAATGGTGTTGGCTTCAATCACTATTGGCCTGTTGGCGCTATGGGTAGACCTGCTGCTTCTCCAGCTGCTATTATCAGTAAGCTTCATATGTCTTGTGTGGCGGGACATCAACAGGGCAAACAGATCGCTTATGGGAAACGTGCTGATGGCAAGCCTATATGCGCTATTGTCGCTGGTAGCTATTACCTTCATGACGAGGATTATATGGATCAGCTCAGTAACCGCCACTGGAGGGGCTTACTGGTGATGAACGAAGTAGATGACGGACACTTCGATGAAATGTTTCTATCCATTGAATACTTGGAGCGTAAATATGGTAGTCAACAAACCATCGCATAAGCATCAATTCACAATCAAAGGGACACCGGGGCTTTGGCCTCCCCTTGAAAGCCATATTGTCCTTACCGCTGACTCTCAAAAAGAGTTGTATGAAAAGCTAAATCAATGGAGAAAAGACAATGGACAAACCAACACTCAAAGAGATTGAAGAGTATAAAGCAGGTTTAAGTAGCGCCAATGCTAAACAAGTAAGTGGAAATCATTACAAGGAGAAAGAAATTCAGCCTTGGGACTACATTTATGCAAATAACATTGGCTATTTTGAGGGAAACTGTGTAAAATACGTGTCCCGCTGGAAAGACAAGGGCGGTATAGCCGACCTCCAAAAGGCAATGCACTATCTTGAAAAACTAATTGAACTAGAGAAAAACAAACAACCATGACAACAATGACCCCCTATCAGACTTATATTGCAAAAAGCCGGTATAGCCGCTACTTGGACGATAAAGGTCGCCGTGAACACTGGAACGAGACAGCTAAACGCTACTTTGACTTCATGGAGAGTCACCTAAGTGACAAGCATAACTACACATTGACACCTGAGTTGCGTAGCCGCTTAGAGAATGCAGTGATTAACTTGGACGTTATGCCTAGCATGAGATCAATCATGACCTCAGGTGAGGCTCTGGAGCGTCAGAACGTAGCTGGTTACAACTGTTCATTCCTGCCCATTGACGATCCTAAAGCCTTCGATGAGGCTATGTACATCCTCCTGTGTGGTACAGGCGTAGGTTTCTCTGTGGAGCGTAAGTATGTCAATCGTTTACCTGAAATTCCTGAGAAGCTTTATGAGTCTAATACTGTGGTTCATGTTAAAGACTCCAAGGAAGGATGGGCTAAGGCGCTACGACAGGTACTCGCTCTATTGTGGGCGGGAGAAGTACCTAAGTGGGATGTCTCTGCTGTGCGTCCTGCTGGTACACGCCTCAAGACCTTCGGGGGCCGTGCGAGTGGCCCAGAGCCGTTGGTCGAACTCTTTAAGTACGTGGTCGCTAAGTTTAAGACTGCCCAAGGCCGCAAGCTCTTCTCGATTGAAGCTCATGATATTCTCTGTAAGATTGGAGAAGTTGTGGTTGTCGGTGGAGTTCGTCGATCAGCAATGATCTCTCTGTCTGACTTAGACGATGATCGTATGGCTCACGCTAAAGCTGGTAACTGGTGGGACGGTAACGGTCAACGAGCCTTAGCTAACAATTCAGCTGTGTACGATGTCAAGCCCGATGTGGGTCAATTTATGCGAGAGTGGAGCAATATTTATGAAAGTCATTCAGGAGAGCGTGGCATTTTTAACCGCTATGCGTCTGAAATTCAGGCATCTAAGAATGGTCGTCGTGTACTCGGTAAAGAGTGGGGCACTAACCCTTGTTCTGAAATCATTCTCCGGCCTTACCAATTTTGCAACCTCAGTTCAGTTATTGTGCGTTCGGGGGATACACTGGAGTCTCTTAAAGAAAAAGTCACTATTGCGACAATCTTGGGAACCTTCCAATCCACGTTGACTAACTTTCCGTACCTGCGTAAGGTGTGGCAGACTAACACTGAGGAAGAACGCTTGTTGGGTGTCTCCATGACTGGTATCCTAGACAATACCTTGCTCAACAATGCCTACGACAAGGATCTGCCAGCACGTTTGGAGGAGCTGAAGAATGTTGCTGTGGATACTAATAAGTCTCTTGCTGCTGAACTTGGCATCAATGTGTCTGCTGCGATCACCTGCGTTAAGCCAGAGGGAACGGTTAGTCAGCTTACTGGTACTGCCAGCGGTATTCATCCTCAACACAGTGCTTATTTCATTCGTCGTGTACGCTCTGATGCCAAAGATCCAATCACTACTTTCTTGAAGGATGCTGGATTCCCTTGGGAGCCTTGTGTGATGAAGCCTGAGTCAACAGCTATCTTCTCCTTCCCGATGAAGACACCTGAGGGTGCTCGTCTACGTGAGGACTTGAGTGCTATTGAACACTTGGACTTGTGGTTGACATTCCAGCGCCA